ACCAACAGACCCCCCGCACACCTGTTGAAGATTAACCACCTAACCGTACAATTTGATCAGGAAGGATTGAGCAATGGCCATCCCAATTTCTAACGTCACGCGCCGGGTGGTGTACGCAGCGAGCGGCACCGGGCCGTATGCTTTCACCTTCGAAATCCTGGCAAACACCGACATTGCGGTGTACAAGGATGATGCGCTGCTGACGCTGACCACCGACTACACGGTAACCATCAATGCCAACGGCACGGGCAGCGTCACCCTGACGGCCAGCCCCACGGGTGCAACCCAGATCGCCATCGTTGGCAACCGCACGATCCAGCGCACCACCGACTTCGTGACGGGCGGCGACTTCTTCGCCAACACGGTCAACGATGAGATGGATCAGCAAACCATCTTCGCGCAGCAGAATGCTGAAGGCCTGCAGCGTGCGCTGTCTGCCCCGCAGACTGACCCGACCAGCATCAACATGACGCTGCCTCGCGCATCGTTGCGGGCCAACAAGACGCTAGGTTTTGACTCTAATGGCAACCCAGCTCTTGGTGAAACTCTAGGAACCAACCGAGGTAATTGGGCATCGGGCACCCTGTACTATGTCCGCGACATCGTCAAGGACACGACAAACAACAACATCTGGCAGTGCTTGGTACAGCACACCTCAACCGGCTCGCAGCCGATCAATACCAACACTGACAGTGCCAAGTGGTCACTGCTGGTGGACGCGGCAAGCGCAACCTCCAGCGCCTCTGCTGCTGCTTCAAGCGCATCCGCTGCTGCCACCTCGGCTAGTAATGCCTCAAGCAGCGCCAGCGCGGCGAGCACATCTGCATCAAATGCGGCATCGTCTGCATCCAGCGCATCATCGTCTGCATCTAGCGCAGCCTCAGCAAAGACCGCTGCCGAGGCTGCACGCGACCAAACCCTGGCTGTGTATGACAGCTTTGATGATCGCTATCTAGGCAGCAAGACCAGTGACCCATCTGTAGACAATGATGGTAATGCGCTGGTTGCCGGTGCGCTGTACTTCAACAGCGTGTCTGGGGTGATGCGACTCTACACCGGCACGGCCTGGGTGGCTGCTTATGTGCAAGGTGTGGCGGCCAGCATCAACTTCACCCCGGCTGGCGGTGTGGCAGCCACCAATGTGCAGACCGCCATTGAAGAAGTGGACACCGAGAAGCTGGCCAAGGCTAGCAACCTGTCGGATTTGGCAAACACGGCCACGGCCAGGACAAACTTGGGCGTGGCCATCGGCGTGAACGTCCAGGCCTATGACGCGAACAACGCTGTCACCAATGTGGCGCAGTCCTACACCGCAGCGCAGCGCGGAACCATCTCGGCTCTGACTGACGGCGCGACCATCACGCCCAACTTCGCGCTGGCCAACAACTTCAGCGTGACCCTGGGCGGCAACCGCACGCTGGCCAACCCGACGAACCTGACCGCTGGCCAGCACGGCGTGATTGTCATCACCCAAGACGGCACCGGCTCGCGCACGCTGGCCTACGGCAGCAACTTCAAGTTCCCCGCTGGCAGCGCACCAACGCTGACCACCACGGCCAACGCGGTAGATGTCCTAGCGTACTTTGTGGAAAGTGCATCGCGCATCACCGCTCGCCTGATCGGAGACACTAAGTGAGCGCCATGATCGGCAACCCGCTGCTGCTGCCCGATGAGGGCTACAACATCAGCCGCTCGGTGCGGCTGCGGTCGAGCGCGTCGGCGTACTTCAACCGGACACTGACAACGCCCACCAGCGGCACTACATGGACATGGAGCGCATGGGTAAAGCGTGGCGCTCTTAGTGTTGAAAGTCAGCTTTTTTCGGCAGGCGCTGCCGTTTCTGATCAAGTCTTCTTTCAAAGCTCAACGGACGTTTTGATTGTGTACTTGGGCGCGAACACGCTGGTGACCTCCCAAGTATTCCGTGATCCGTCAGCGTGGTATCACATTGTTTTACAAGTAGACACCACACAGGCAACCGCATCAAATCGCGTGCGTCTGTATGTTAACGGGGTGCAGGTCACCGCGTTTTCATCGACAAGCTACCCGACGCAAAACGCAACAACGAAATTTAATTCAGCGTCGGCGCACAACATTGGGCGCTATCAAGCGGGCGCGTCTGGCTACTTCGACGGCTACCTCACCGAGATCAACTTCATCGACGGCCAGGCCCTCACGCCCAGCAGCTTCGGCGAAACCGACATCCTCACCGGCGTGTGGAAACCCAAGAAGTACGCTGGCACCTACGGCACGAACGGCTTCTTCCTGAACTTCTCCGACCCGTCTGCCGCCACCGCTACGACCATCGGTAGGGACTACTCGGGCAACGGCAACAACTGGACGCCCAACAACATCAGCGTGACTGCTGGTGCGACCTACGACTCGATGCTGGATGTGCCGACGCTGTGGGCCGACGGCGGGAATGGGCGGGGGAATTACTGCGTCCTGTCTCCGATCATGCCTGGAGTTGCCACGGGTGGTGGAGCGGTCTACGGAGTCAAAGACGGCAACCTGCTTGGAGGCAACACAGGCAGCGGTGGCTGGGCAATTGTCGGCTCGACAATGGCGATTCCGGCTGGTTCAGGAAAATTCTATTTTGAATGCACCGTCGGCGCGTCTGGTCAGTCGATGTCCGTTGGCGTGCAAAAGGCAGACTCTCGGTTTACCGCGCAGTACATTGTCGGGAACACGGGTGACGCGAACGGATATTCGTATTGCAACGACGGTCTGAAATACAACAACGGCGGCACCTCCTACGGTAGCACTGCTGCTGCTGGCGATGTGATCGGCGTGGCTGTTGATGCTTCGTCTTCTACTGCGTCGATCACGTTCTACAAAAACAACGTGTCACAAGGCACTGCTTTCACCGGAGTGACTGGCGACCTAATGCCCGCGATGTCTAGCACATCAGGCTCGGGTATGTGCCCGACCAACTTCGGCCAGCGCCCGTTCGCCTACACCCCGCCCACCGGCTTCAAGGCGCTGAACACTCAGAACCTGCCGGAGCCGACGATTAAGAAGGGGAACCAGTACTTTGACGCAAAAGCCTACACCGGCAACGGGGGCACGCAAACCATTAGCGGAATGCAGTTTGCCCCCGATTTGGTGTGGATCAAAAATCGTGGATCGGTAACAGATCACGGCCTGTTTGACACAGTTCGCGGGGCTACTAAGCGGATTTCATCGAACTTAGCCAACGCAGAAAGCACAGAAGTTAACTCGCTGACCGCGTTTACCTCGGACGGCTTTACTGTTGGTGCCACGCAGGACTTCAACCAAAACGGCGTGGGGCTGGTCGGCTGGCAGTGGAAAGAAGGCGCGACCCCCGGCTTTGACATCGTGACTTATACGGGGAACGGCTCTGCAGGTCGAACGGTGGCGCATTCGTTGGGTGTAACCCCCGCGATGACGATCGTCAAAGACAGATCTAACGGAACGAACGGCTGGCCTGTTTGGCACAAGGCATTTTCGAACAGTCAGACTCTTTACTTGGAAAGCACGACTGGTTTGTTGACGCGGGATCGAGTTACCGCAGTATCCAGCACCACGTTCACTGTAGGCAGCCACACAGAAGTTAACAACAACGGAAACACCTATGTCGCCTACCTTTTCGCCGAGGTCGCAGGCTTCAGCAAGTTCGGCAGCTACACCGGCAACGGCAGCAGCGATGGGCCTATGATTTTTACTGGCTTCAGGCCGAGGTTCATTCTGCTCAAGCGCACGGACACCACTGGCAACTGGAATATGTACGACTCAGCCCGCAGCCCGCGAAACGCAGACACCAAGGTGCTTTATCCCAACCTGTCCAATTCCGAGGATGCCTCCACAGATCACTTCGACTGGCTATCTAATGGGTTCAAGATGAAGTCTACAAACCAAAACACCAACGGCGGCACGTTCATCTTTGCAGCGTTTTCCGAGAACCCATTCAAGTACAGCCTCGCTCAATAAGGACACCACCATGTTCATGCTCGACAACAAACCATTAGCCTTGGATGTGCCGTTCACCACTGCTGATGGCACTCAATTCCCGAACAACTGGCTGCGCCTGGCCAGCCCCGAGGAGCGTGCTGCTATCGGCATCACTGAGGTAGCTGATCCTGAGCCGCACGACGACAGATTTTTCTGGGCTCCTGGCGTGCCTAAACTGCTGGAAGACCGCGAGGAATCTGACGCTCAGGGCAATCCCCTGTACGTCAAGGTTCTGGGCGAGGTGGACGGCAAGCCTGCAATGGTGGACAGCACCGAGCGTCTGATTACCAAAGGCCTGAAGTCGCAGTTCGTCGCCCAGGTCAAAGCCACTGCTGGCTCTCTGCTCGCGCCTACCGACTGGAAGGTGACCCGCGCTGCCGAGGGCGTGAAGGCTGTGGACGCAGACACGCTGGCCGCACGCGCTGCGATTCGCGCTGCGTCGGATGCTAATGAAACCGCTATCAAGGCTTGCACGACTGTGGAGCAGCTCGCTGCATTGCAACTGACATGGCCTAAGTAAAGGAGCAAGCCGTGGAAGAGATCGACCCCGTCAAGTATGGCGTTCTCTGGGAGCGCGTCCAGAACATGGACAAGAAGATCGACAAGATGGAGCGCCAGCTTGAAGAACTTGTAGCCCTTGCTAACAAGGGGCGCGGTGGCTTCTGGATGGGTATGACCATTGCGTCCATTGCTGGCGGTGTCATTACTTGGGTGGCCGGTCACTTCAAGGGTAGCTGACATGATCGACCCAATAACGGCGTTCGCCACAGCCCAGGCTGCCGTTGCTGGGATTCAGAAGGCTATCAAGCTGGGCAAAGATATCAATGGCTTGGTCGGTGAGTTCGGCAAGTTCTTTGATGCCAAAGATGCCGTCCAAAAGGCCGCTAACGATGCGGGCAAGAAGGGCCAATCCGACACGGGGAAAGCCATGGAGATCGTCATGCAGGCCAACGCCTTGCGCGAGGCCGAGGAGCAGCTCAAGCACCAGCTAGTCTATGGCGGCTACCCAGAACTCTGGGAGCAGATGCTTATCCAGCGCATGAAGATCAAGCAGGCCCGCGAGAAGGAAGAGCGTGCTGCCAAGATTGAGCGCAAGCGAGTGGTGGCCCAGCGTCTGCTGGCGGCTCAGATTATCGGCGGCGGCATTGCCGTCATCATCATTGGCGTGATCATCATCTTCATCATCAGGCAGGCAATGTCGTGAGCGACGAGAAGATCAATCACAACAGCCTAATTGAAAAGGTTCTTGGATACGTCGACTCTCCGTTCAAGTTATTCGCCATTCTTTTGATGGCGGTCTTTGCGTTCGTTGGGTACTTTGTCTGGCAGAACCAAGCGTTTCTACTTGGCGCGTACAAGGAGCAAAGGAAGCTACCAAGCATCGCCGAGGATCGGGTGGAGGATGTTGCGGCGCACCTGTTTAAGAACACCGATGCCGCAGTGGTGGCGATCTTCAAGGTCAATCCGATGTTTGGCACCCGCGTATTGCATCGTGCATACACAAAGCAGGGCCGCGAGAAAGAGCATGAGGGTCTGGATGTCGGTCTGTTCACATCCAACATCGCCAACAACCGCGATGTCGTGGCGCTGATGGCTGGCGAGATTCCATGCGGCCATTACAAGACGGCGCAAAGCGAGATCGGGCTTTGGTACATGGAGAAGGGGATGACTTACGGGTGCCGCATAGGCGTGCCGCCAGAGCCTGGGAAGCTGGTCGGCCAGATCACCGTTGGATGGAAAGAGGAACCGCCAGATGTAGATCAGTATCGAGTTCTTTTGCAGATTGCAGCAACCATGTTATCGAGGAGTAAGCAGTAATGGAATGGCTCAAACAAATTGCACCCACTGTCGCTACTGCGCTGGGGGGCCCACTCGCTGGCATGGCAGTCTCTGCCATCTCTAAAGCAATTGGAGTTGATGAGGACAAGGTCAGTGACCTGATCAAGGACAACAAGCTAACCGCAGAGCAGATCGCGCAGGTCAAGATTGCTGAGATTGAACTGCAAAAGCAGGCGCAGGATCTGGGGCTTAACTTTGCCAAGCTGGAGGTGGATGACAGGAAGTCAGCCCGCGAGATGCAGGCCACCACCCGCTCCATCGTCCCCCCGGCGCTGGCTGCGATTGTCACCGTCGGCTTCTTTGGCATTCTGGTGATGATGCTGCTAGGCAAGGTGGACTCCAACAATCCTGCTATCCTGATGATGCTGGGCTCGCTTGGCACTGCTTGGACTGGAATCATTGCGTATTATTTTGGTTCTAGCGCTGGCTCTCAGGCCAAGACTGATCTTCTTTCTAAATCACCTGCAATCAAATGATGAGCCTTGCAAACACCCTCTCCAAACTCAAGATCAGCGTTGACTGGGTCGAACCTCTGGAAGAGGTCTTTCACCGCTACGAGATCAACACCCTTGATCGGCAGGCTGCTTTTATTGGCCAGTGCGCCCACGAATCTGGCAACTTCAAGACACTAGAAGAGAACCTGAACTATTCCGCTGAATCGCTGATGAAGGTGTGGCCCAGCCGCTTTCCTACGCTGGAGGCTGCCAAGCCCTACCACCGCAACCCTGAGAAGATTGCCAACAAGGTCTATGGTGGCCGCATGGGCAACGGCCCGGAGGAGACTGGCGACGGCTGGCTGTACCACGGCCGTGGCCTGATCCAGCTCACGGGCAAGGACAACTATATGCTGGCCTCCGATGCCCTGAGCATGGACTTCATCCACTCCCCTGACTATGTGCTGGTGCCCAAGTACGCTGCCCTGACGGCTGGTTGGTACTGGAACAAGCGCAGCCTGAACAAAGAGGCCGATGCAAAAGACTACACCGCCATGACCAAGAAGATCAATGGCGGTGTGATCGGCCTAGATGACCGTATCAAGCACATCACGCACGCGCTTGAGGTGCTTGCATGATCATGGAACCAGCGGCCCGTATCTCCCGGTAACCCCGCCCATGATTGCCCCGGCCTAGTGCCGGGGCTTTTTTCACTGTGCTGCGCCGAGCGCACGGATGCGCTTTTGGTATGACGCTGTGTGCTTGATCCGGGTCACGCTGTCGATTTTTTCCAGCGTTTCCTTGTTCAGATCCTTCAGCTCCCGCAGCTTGGTCATGCGCTCCCTGGCGGGCAGCTTGGCCGTGTTGGCCATCTTCTCGGCCAGCGCCTCATACGCCTCAGCCCACTGCTCTAGGGTCTGGTGCGTGCTGAACGGCTGCTCCCTACCCGGCACCATGATGGCAAAGCCGCCAGCCTGGGGCTCGGGCTCCACTACCTCGGCCACCTCGACAACCTCAGCCACCTCGACCACCTCCTCGACCAGCTCGACAGGCTCAGGCTCTTGGGCCTGCACCACCTCCAGCACCTCGGGCGCTGCGGGCGGTGCCAGGGCATCCAGCGGGTTGCGTGCTGCCTTGGGCTTGGCTTCATCCGGGAAGTCCTGTGCCTCCTCGGCGGTGATCAGGCCCTTGAGCACATCCGGGAAGGCATCCCGCAGAGCAAAGCCACGGGCACGCATGGCCAGCATCCGCTTGGGGTAGGCCTGCCAGGGGCCTTGCTTGCCCCACAGCCCTGCCCGCTTGGCATCCTCGACAGAGAACTTGGCGGTCACTGGCTTGCGCCCCTTGCGGTGGGCAATGCAGACGGCCACCGGGTTGGGCGTGCCCTCGCCTTCCATGTACTCCTCGACCCCCTCGCAGACCGGGCTGGCCTGCACCAGGGCCATGGCTGCATCCCCGTAGACGCTGGGCTTGCCGTTGATGACGGCAATGTTCTGCAGCGCCTGCATGGGAGCGAGGCCAATCTCATAGCCCCATTGCACACAGACCATGATGTCCTGCGGCTTGCCTTGGTAGGCACGGGGAACCATGGAGCTGTCAGCCAGCATCTTGCTGAACTCCATGGCCTCGGTGATGGTGGCCGGGGCAAAGCCCTGGCGGGTAACGGTGAGCTGTGTCATTTGATCTCCTTGATCTTCAGCGTTGATTGACGGGTGCTGTATGCCTCCTTAGCGGGCACAAGGCGCTCGGCCTGGGCAGAGTAGTGGCGCATGGGCCACTGGATCAGCAGGTTGCCAGCCCTGCCGGTCTGAGCCTGCTTAAGTAATTTTTTCAGCTCCAACTCGGCCTCTTCGATGTCGTCCTTGGCATCACGCATGGCGGCCTTGGCATCCAGGATCTTCTGCGCCCAGGTGGCCGCGGCCTCCGGCAGTTCGACCTCCTTGCTCTCGACGGGCGTAGGGTAAACCCTGTCCATGTCTTCGCTGGTCTCGGGTTCGTACCACTCAATGCCACCCGTGTGGCGGTAGGTCTCCAGCCTGCTCTCAAAGTCGTTGACCGACTTGATGATCTGCATCTGGGTGTAGTTATGCTCGGCAAACAGGAACACCCGCATCTCAATGCCCTGGTACAGCACACAGACTGCGCCCCACTTGTAGCCGGTGACCAAGAGCTGGCCCTGGAGCTGGATGGGGCCTCGCGCTAGGTCGGGCGTGTCCTCCGGGTAGGTCTTGGTGACCTTGGCCTCCAGCACGCCGGGGCCGTCGAGCACGATGCTGTCCTGGCCGACAACGTAGATGCCCAGGTCGCTGTTGCTGGTGACGGTCTGGCCGCTGCCCTGGGCAATGCCATCCAGGCTGCACTGCAGTGGCCATGCTTGGCTGCGGTAGGGCTTGGTAATGTTCGTGTCGAACTGCTCAATGCCCAGGCGCTTGCAGGCCTCGGTCAGCACCACGGGCTCCAGGGTGTTGCCCCAGGCCATGGCCTCATTGCCGATGTCCT